AAGCTGAGTCCACCCTTTGCAACTGAAACGCTGTGCTTAACGATCCTTGCGCCGCATTTACAGGGACAGTCTCTCCCTGCCAAAAGATTCCTTGCTTCGTGTACGCTAAGGGTGCTGCTAAACCGTTTCCCGGATATGCTGGCATACTAGATTCCTCCTATCGGCTACCAGCCGACATTTGCTTGGTTCCCTGTGTACGAAGATGGGTCTCCATCACACGATGGGACGCTCATTCTTGCTTTCGTAAAGTAAATGTCTCCAAGGTGCCGGTCCATAATCCTGATTTTTTTGAGCCGGTCATCGTATTCCTTACGCGCTGCCTGGGCGAGAAATTGCCAGTTTGCACCTGAACCTCTTTCCATCTCATCACCCTTCTGTGATTCCTTCCACAAAAAGGCTACTTCCTGTGCTCTCCACTTTACTAACTCCTCTGTGAGCGGCGCTGGAATTGTGTCTGTCGGATTAACAAGAGGCGGAAGATTGCACTGACACATAAATGTGTAGGGTAAGATTTCTAGGGGGTGGGGATAAAGTTCGTACAACATTTGCCCATAAGTAGAGCTACCATTTCTGGTATCAAAACCATAGGGAACGACATTGGTTGGTTGGGCAAAATCTGTGCGCTGAGGGTCGTCTTGCGACAAATTTTCCTGTGTTAAGCTCCACCAATCCATAGGAGAATTATTAGTCGTATCGACTATGGTTTCCCAGCGTTTGAACCCGGCAGGAGCAGGATAATAGCACTGGTAAATTAAATATCCCCCGCGATTCTGTATCGGGTCTGTCCAAGGGCGGTCAATCGTCAGTGTAGCAATCAACGTAATTGAGAAAGTGGCAGCCGTTCCACCTTCCGCAAAAGTGATGTATGGAGTCGTGTAGTTGTTTCCTGCATTCAACACAATAGGTGGTAGCGTCACCGTTCCATTCGCGTTAACGGTAATAGAAAGCGTTGCTCCAGCGCCTATTGAGGGGTCAAGAACGGGTACAGTATAAACGCCGGGAGTTTGGCCTGATCCTGGAGTCAACACCGTCGCATAGGCAACCGTACCGTTGTTTCCTAGCGCGATAATGTTGTAGATTGAGTATTCTGGAATACGGATTTGCTGCTGTGTAAGCAATGGGGGGTAGGGAACAGTTGCCGTCCATGCCGCCGTCGCAACTGCATCCCCTGTAATTGTGGTAGTGAATGGCGTGACGGTGATTGTGCCTGGACTTAAGAAATTAGAGTTGGGACCACCTAGCATTCCTGGGGTCAACCATCCTCCAGTTTGTATCTGGAAATTCCAAGCGTTCTCATCTTGGATAGCGACGTATGCTTCATTGATGAGCGTCGCCGCAAGGCCACGGTTCATGCCTGCAATGCCTAATAGCTGTTGAACCATGTTTTGAAAGGCCACGTCTCACCACTCACTTCCCCGCAACTCTCTTTTTCACTGTCCGCTTCTTGCCGCCAACCGTGCTCATACCCTGCTTGTGGACGCCGCCTGTTTTCTTTCCTGCTACGCGCTTTTTCTCGTAACCAGTTTGGTAATCGTCAGCCTCTGCTTTCATATTTTCTTGTTGGCGCTTGATACCTTCCTTGCCTACTTCTTTCATATAGTAAGCATCGTCAGGTACACCACCGACAGCCCTGCGATGTAAAACTTCAGACACCCTGGCGTTTTCAGCAGATTTGTCACGCGCTCTGTCCCTATCAAACGTAGACAGAAGATCACCAGCATTAACCCATCTGTCAGACTTCGCCATAGGAACCTACTTCCCCGCACGTTTCCGCGCCACTCGCTTGCCGCCAGTCCGTCCGCTCCCGCTGACTTTCGTCAAGTGGCCCATAGGGTATACCACATCCGGTCTGCCGTTGCTTTTGCTTCCCGCTCCGACTAGGTGTTTCCTAGAGCCTGCCTTTGGCTTTGCCATCAGCTACCTCTTTCCAGCTACGCGCTTCCTACCGCCCTTTTTCTTGTTGGACGGTATCTTTTCCGATAACAACGGATTTGTTTTCGATGCGACCTTCTTTTTAGCCATGACTGTTCCCTTCCGTCTGTTGAAATTTCGATTCGACATACCTCATTACTTGAGGATCGTCTTGTGCGATGCTTTCTTCCCGCGTCCCTTGCCCTTGCCACCTTTGTGAACATGAATCGTGCTGTGGCCTTTGACATGATGGTTTGCTGCTACCGTGTGCTTAGCGTTCCTTGGTGCGGAAGCCTTGTGAATTTTTGCTTTTCCTAAACCTCTGTGCATTTCAGTTCTCCTTTGTTTCTGATTTTTCTACCGCTCCTGTTAAAACGCCCTCCGTAGGTTTTACCCTTCCGGGCCTACAGAGGGCGTCAATTGTCTGCAATCACCGGGAGAGGGAAAGACAGACCTTGTGTTGAAACTCGTTAAGCCCCACCAATCACTGTCAACTGCACCGACTTCGTTGCGATACTGGCTCCGCTTCCTAATGGAACCCATCCTGGAGTGCTTGTGAGAGAGAACGTGTACCAGAAAATCGCCCATGTTGCCGCAGTTGCAACACCACCAACCGGAACAGGAACGCCAATATAAGTTCCGTCTGTCGTCACGGCAAGTCCAAGCACAGCATCAATATTAAACGGAATAAAACTTACCGAAATAATATCGCCTGTGGTCTGGTTATAAGAAGCAGTAGGATTACCGTATCCCACAAAAACCTGACGGTTTCCAGTATGGATCGGGTACTTCACCGGGGTTAGCGTGTTGAGAATCATTTCCGCTCCTTATTTCCGAGAACTGCGGGGTGGATATTCCTACCCACCCCGAATGCGCGATTAGTCTTGGTAGATTGGCGAGTCCATTTGAATCTTAAACGGAGTTCCAGCAGGCGGCGTAGTTGGCAGTGGATCGAGAACGTTGCCGATTGCGAACGGTCCATAAGTTGCGCTCGATGGAGCCATCGTTCCGTTTGGCGATGAACTCTGCACGATAGCAAACTGCTGTGCCGTTTGAGTGGCGCTTGTGCTTTGTACTATCACAGTCGCCACACCAGATTCCTGAACAAAGCCATAGTTTCCAGGAGTGATAGAATTCAAGAACACTACCGGATGGACTGGTCCTACTGCCGCTGCCGTGGCAGAACTGCTCAAGGCAACGTCTGCGCTGGTAACAATATTCTGGCTGATTCCCAACTGCGCCACAACCGTGCCTGGAGTTCCGCCAGTTGCTAATGTGAATGTTGGAGGCGAAACGTATCCCTGCCCACCATTGACCACAGTAGCTGTTATCGCGTTCGCAGCCGTTACGATAACCTGAATGATTGCACCCGATCCTCCGCCGCTGCCTACATTTGCCGCAACAGTATAGGTGCCGATAGTCTGACCGCTACCCTGGGTCAAAACCACCACACTCTTTACCGATGATCCTGAGCGGATAAAGCCAACGGTTCCCGTCTTCACGTTCGCCGCCGTCGCGCCTGAATCAACCTGCACATAACGGTAACGACCGCTATACAGAAGGCCGTTGGTCGGATAGGACGCACCAGCAGCTTCGTCATTTGTCAAGTCGAAGTAGTCGCCCTGATTCAACCCGCCAGCGTTGTACGGGAAGCCGGTATTGCTATCCCCCTGCCCCGACTGGTACGGGGAGTTTACGTTGTTGATGCAAAGCCATGTAGGAAGTGCAGGCTGAAATGGCATCTTAATCTCCTTAAACTACTTCGTTTTTTCCTGTTCCGTCACCTTACAACGGATTAACCGATTGACGTAAAGCCGAAAGCGTATGCATTCTGTCTCGGTTGTACGCAATACAGGTTCGTCGCCAACCGCATAAAGATCGTGTCCACGCTAACGTTGTTCCACTGGCTCGTCCTGCGCACTCCGAAGTTCCATGCAGGCCTGTCCGTTGTACGCAACTTGAACGTCTCAGGCGTCAGGAAGTAAATCGCTTCCGAAGGCTGAATGTTCGCGTTCGATGGCAAACCGGAGTTCGTTGGCGAAGTCGTAACCGATGCGCCTGACGAGTTGACAAACTGAGGAGTCGTATAGGTAATGGTTGTCGTGTTCGATCCAACGCCGTCCACCAAACTCGTGTTTCCAGATGCTCCACCTGTTGCAAGCGGAATGTAATACTGCGCAACAGCCGAAGGAGCCAGAGGATCGGAATAAATCTGCGTACCGTTGAAGTCCAGAGCATCCCACATGATGTCGTGCTTCGTGTTCGAGATGTCTCTGCGATAAGCGTCAAGAGCAATCGCAATTGCCTTGAATCCGAACACGTTTGTGATGCCCAGCTTCGGTTTTCCACCCACCGCCTTGCACTGCGACCAGAGTTGCATCAATGAACCGAAGTTGATTTGTCCCGGTCCTGACGTTGCAGGTGCGGCCACAGTTCCGGTTGTTACCTGTTGTCCAAGGTAAAGCGGTGTCACGTTGATTGCAGCACCTACCGCGCCGTTTCTGGCTTGCTGTCCGTAGCTCTTGTAGATATTGCCATAGAGCGAAGGATCAATGCCGTTATTCAATGCTTCGTCCAAACCGTTCGATACTTTGTAACGGTTATCCGAAACAGTTGGAGACGATTGCTGTCCGTGACGGAATGCATCCATCTCCAGCATTGTGTTGATCTGCATCACCAACGATTCCATAAAGATCGCGTAGATGTCACAAATCCGCGCAGGACCAGAGTTAATCACACCGCCCTGTCCTGAGCCGTCGTCCATCTCCCAGTCGTCCATCGGGAACCATGAAGCGTAGCCCTTCTCATAGAACTTCAGCTTGTCGGTAATTTGCTGACGGGTCACAGTGATCGTCTGACCTGGATTCACGCCAGCGCCCTGCGGACGACCGTACAGGAAGACTTCCGTCATACCTGCGCCGCCAAGATACGGGTCAGCTACACCGGCACGGCGTAACTCTTCCAAGAAAGGAGTCCCGACGAAGAAGTTATTCCAGATCACCTCTTTGCGAACGCTCTCTAGGTTTGTGGAATCAATTTCGCCGAAGGTTGGATCGGTCGGTGTAATTGGCATTTTCGTTTCCTTTCAGCGATTTACGCTGTTTTTCTGAATCTTCCGCTTACGCTACAACTGCTTGTCTTTCTTCCAAAGCCTTGTGAATGTTGTCCAAAGATGTTTGTCTACGCTCGGCTTGAGTCATCTTGGTCGGGTCTTTGCGCTCACCCGCCTTAGTTGCTCTTTGCAAATCGGAGAACTTCGATGATCCTGGAGGCAACTTCGTATCAGGATTGCTACCGGCCTGCTCCGCTCTCAATCTTTCCTTGGCCGCAAATTCAGCCTTGAGTTTGTCGGTCTCTTCCTTGTACTTTGCTTCCCTCTCAGCTACAGCGGCGGCGGCTACGGCATCGTCATGGGCCTTCGCTGCTGCTAGACGCATCTCTTCTTTCTTCTCCGCAAACTTGAAAATCTGAGAGGCGTAGGTTGCAGGGTCTTTGAACTTGTTGGCCTCAGCCTGCCGTAGGAGTTCGGTAGGCGAGATCGGCATTGGCTTGCCGTAAAGCGTTTGGTACTCCCACTGAATATTCGCCACTGTTCCAAGAGAAGTTCCTAGTTCGTTGCGAACCTCATCAATTGTGAATGTGGGAGTTCCGGGAGTCTTTGGAGCGGGAGGAACTACGGCTGCTGCGGGAGGAATGAATACTGGAGCGTCTTCCGGCTTGATGTTGAGCGTACTTAAATAACTTTCTCTCTGTGCCTTGTAGAACGCTGCTTCCGCTGCTGCATCCGATGCGGCTTTGGCTAATTTTGCCTTTTCCGCTTCCCATGACGCGATGCCGGGATTATAAACATTATCCCGAAAATCCGCCCAACCTCTTTCAGATGCCTCTGCTGCCTCTCTTGCTACTCTGGCAGCTTCGGCGGCGGCTTCCTGTGCCTTCCTATCCGCTTCCGCCTTTGCTGCTAAATCTTTTGCGGCCTGTTCCTTTTGTGCGGCAGTCTGCTCGATATTGGAAACGTAGTCGCCCAGACCCTTCATAGCCTGAGCATCAAGCGCGTCTATTTGCGCCTGCGACCAGCCCGAATTTTTTAGCACTTCGGCTAAAGTTGGCATGATTGTCTATTCTCCCGGATTTTCTTTTTCGTTAACCTACTTGTGGTTGCTGCGAAATCGGAGTCGGCTGAGAAGGCGTAACCATTGCCGTCTGTGCCTCTCCTATCGCCTGTACGACCTTGTTCATCTGTGAAGCAATCTGAGGGTACGCAGATGCGATTTGCTGCGCAACTTGGCTCCATTGGCCGAGCAATTGTTGGATTTGATTGGCTGGACCTTGAGATGGAGGACCACCTTGAGGGCCACCCTGCGGCCCGCCTGATGGTGGAGGAGGGGGAGGACCACCTGCTCCCGAAGGGGGCGATCCTCCTTGATCTGGCGTTGGTGGCATTGCTGGCGTAGCCATTTCGTCTCCGTTAGGGGTTAGTGGCTACCAACTACGCCTTGATTGCGCTCTTCTTGCTGTGACGCTTGCCGCCTCTGCGCTTCCGACCGGAAACCTTCTTCACGTGCTTTTTGCCTGCTACCTTGTGACGGGCCATGATGTTTCTCCTTTGTGTGGGTTACGTTTGTTTGGAGCAAACGAAAATGGCGGCTAGGCCATAATCGCCTAGTCGCCAGTTGTTCCCAATAAGGGGGCCGCGTGCTAATGTGTTGACGCTGCTACTTCTCTACGTCTTAAAAAGGAATAGAACAAAACAAACGATTTGTCAAGCACAAAATGAAAGATTCTTAGTTTTCGCTCTTTATTCTCTGTGTTTGGGGATGAAAAGTGGTAGAATGGGGTTGTGGACGTTTGCCGCGTCCGCACATCTCAGGCTAGAAGGAGCCGTCAATGACAACCCCACAAGAACAATTGTACCCTGAAAATCCAGAGACAAAGACGAAGATTTGCACACGTAAAGGATGTCCTTCTAACGGCTCCCCGCAAACCTTGGATAATTTTTTGTTCGTAAAGATAGAGAAATTGGGTACACGTCTTGGTGTAAAGAATGCTACCGTCTGAACCGCAAAAACCCTATTACACATCCTCGTAGCCCACATCTTGCCAAAGATGGATTGAAAACTTGCAATAGGCCGACATGCTCTCATGCAGGAGCTATCCAGACTGTCTCTAATTTCTGCAAGGACCGAGTTAAAGCCGATGGTTTTAATGGGACATGTAAAGACTGCACCAAAGAGGATGCGCAGCGAAGAAAACAGGTTAATAAATCATCTCCTAGCCCTTATGTAGAAGGTAAGATGAAAGTGTGCTCAAAGAAAAATTGTATTCATAACGGAGTCCAGCAGCCCGTAACTAATTTTTATCGTCATACCAATCAGAAAGGTGGGTTAGCCTGTGAGTGCAAGGATTGCAGTGATAAGTCAGCGAAGGAGTATAGAAAAGATAATCCTGAAAAAGTAAAGAAATGTTTTCAGAAATGGAAAGAAAACAATTTTTCTCATATGAAAGAATACCAAGTTAACTATTACAAAGAGGAGAGAAAGTTCCGTTCCGATCATTGGGCTGAAACAAAAATTAAAGAGGCAAAAAAACGCTCTGATAAAAAGAATATACCATTTAATATAGATGTTTCAGACTTGTCTCCATTACCTAAATTCTGCTCTGTCTTTGGCATTGCCTTGGATTATTCTAGCGGACCAGACAGACGAGTATGGGCTAGTGTTGATCGAATAATACCAAAGATGGGATATGTAAAAGGAAACATTAGAATCATTTCAAATGCTGCTAATTATGCCAAACTAGATGGCGACGATTCGATATTCGCCGCCATAAAGTTATATCACTCTCTTTGACGAACTATAGAATCTTGTCTCCGATGTTAATGAGTTCGCGGATTTGAACAGACTGAGCCTCTGTCAACTTCGTCTTTTGCTCCACATTTATCCCCTGCACCGCTCCATTGTTGTAAAGCGTGATTGATTTTCCGCTAGTCTTTATCGACTTCAAAACATCGTCCAGTTCTGATGCGCTCGCCTCTACGGAAAATTCTGTCAAGAGATAATCTCTCTGCACCTTAACTTTTATTGCCATTCCCTCTCCTTATGTTGTTTGTTTTCTTACAGTTATCAGGATTCCTTCACCACGGTCCTGGGCGTTCCACCTGCCGCACCTTTTTGCGCCAGACGAGGTGGCTTCTGTCCGCTGCTGGGGCGTCCACCTGCGTGTAATCCTCCCGGAGCTTTCCCTCCGCCACCTCCACCGCCGCCTTTTCCTTTATCCTGACCGCCTTCAAGAACCGAAGGATCAATGCCCATTTCTTTCAACTTCATCATTGCCTTGGCTTTGGCAACAATCTCCATAACCTGCAAATCAACCTGCTCACTAAAGAACTTGTCTTTGAGTGTATTGCCTTCGTTCTTACCCCAATTATCAATCTCAAGATTCTCCATGATAAAGCTCCACGGAAGCGGCGCTCCGCCTCTCTTGAGTTGCAACAATAGCATTTGCCTCTGCATCTGTGTGATCTTCAACAGCGTACTCGGCACCGAAATCAGCCGCAGTTTCCTAACGAAATACTTTGCCCTCGTCAGCCTGTCATACATTGACGGCGTGGTGGGATACATATTTCCGTTTATGAACTCGTCAGGCAAATGGCTTGGAACCATGTCGTCAGGATTGAGATCGAACATCTCCTTGGCTATGCCGTCCGGTCCAACGTACTCTATCAGTCTAGCAGCGTCAAACCACTGAGGAATAAGGTACTTCATCCTCTCGCCCAGCTTTTTGTTCGCCTTCTCAATCCTCATCGCAATTCCTCTGGCGATAGGACCGATAGCCCCTACTTCCTTGTCCGCTGTGTCGTTGGCGATATTCAACTTCATGTTCGCCAAGTTGCCAACATCGTTTAATCCTAATTGCGCTAGGAGTTTTTCTGAAAGGTATTTCAGCCAAGTGAAGTCTATATTATCTACCGTGACCGTATCAGGAAGCAGGGATTGAAATGCCTTTGTTGGCTCCTGACCGCCTGCTAGTCCTAGACGAACATCTTCCTCAAATATATCGAAGTGTTCAATCTTTGCTCCCCCGTTGGTATCCAAATCGTATCCCATTGGAGGATTCTTTTTGGCCGTCATGGTCTGATCGACCTTGCGCTCATGCTTCCTAATCGTTGTCTGGATTGACGCTACATCCCCTACTAACGATCTTCCTGACGGCTCCCACGCCACATCGTCTACTGTGTATTGGATTATTGGAATTTCCGGGTCCCAGTCGAAAGAAGTACCGTCGTACATAACTTGGTCGAGTCCTGAAGACGTAATGATGAGCCGAAGGTTAGGGTAGATGCGGCAATCCTCCACCATTGCAGGGCGATAGTAAGGTTGGCCATTCTTCATCCCTCCAAAGATTTCCTGTCCTAGCGCCGGTACTTTATAAAACCAGGACGTTCCCTCGTCCCCCATCTTCATTTCCAAGCCAGTTGTATTTATCCGTATGTCCCTAACGAATGTGTACCTTATCTCTGTGTAGAGGTTTCCAAAACTCCTGCTCTGCGTCTCGCCCACTTGCCCATAACGCCATGTTGCAGCAAAATCCTGCCGCTGCGCCTGAATCAGAGATTTGTAGTTTGAACGTCCTACTGTTTGAAGTTTTCCTTGGAATAGAGGAAACCTTGCACACGCCTCGGCAATAGGCATGTAATCGTAAACCGTTACGGAATAGGCATCTTGAACATCATTAGTCTTTGACGGAACCTGCGTAGGCATTACATCTAGGAGTCCTAGCGCATCAAAGATCATCTCCCGTGGGCCGAAATTATATTGAGAGCCGCGAACCTTTGCCCACAAGTAGCCGACGCCCATGACCGTCGCGTATTGCAGAGCTTTGAGAATTTGAAGGGGAAAGTCAGACTCTAAATAAACAGCCTTCGATACTCCAGTGAGCATCTCAGCCATCTTTTTGTAATTAGGTACATCAGAGCTAAATCCAGCAATTTCACGGACTTCCGCCATCGTCGTGCAAAATTTATTGACGGAATACCGAAGCTCGTTTGTGACGAGACTTGACCGAGTTTTGTCTTTGAAAATTCCGTCAAAGACACGTAGATTTTGATTTAGATTTTTATAACTTGGCTGTCCGCTTAACCAACCTTCACTTTCTTCTACCTGCGAGTCAACCCAAGCGATCTTCTCAGAATCGGATGCTTCCCAGTCGGGAACGCGCCAGCGCACGGTTTCTGTCTGATTTTTAACGGGAGTCTCTACACTAAGGTACACACCGCATCGCTTTCCTCCCGGTACGAGCCGCATCCTCAGACGTGGCTAAACGCATCATAAAGCAAATCGTTCCAATCGTCTACAACTTTTTCTTTTTGCTTCATATCTTTCCGTTAACGCCGACTTTCGTAGGCTTCGGCATGTAAATAGCTTTCTCGTTCGTAAGCTGTTGGATCGTAACGGTTTGCGCTCATTTCCTCAGCCCTGCGCAGAAAATCTCGGTTTTTGTTGTCACGAGCGTTTGCCATCAAAGTCCTACGGTCGCTCCTGATCTGGCCGATGAACTCGGCTTCAATCGCCCCTCTTTGTTCCTGCTGGCGTCGATGCTCAACCCTTTCCTGTCGCCTTTGAAGTTCCGACAACCTCTCCGCTTCATGTGCGGAATTGCAAATAATCTTTTCGTATCCTCGCGGCGCAGGAAGATTCTCAGGCATACCGCTCATGATCTTTCCTGATGCGTCCTTGTAAAACGTAACCTTTTTGCTCAACTGTGCCGTCTTCGTCCACCCTTTAGGCCGAAGATCGTGGGCTACGTCAGAGGCTTTATCGGTCAGGTTGTACCAATGGTAAAGAAGAAAGTTTTTGATTCCTGGTCCGTAAGGAGGACAATATCTGGAGGTCAGCCAGTCGGTTCCTTGCCAATGGGAAACGCCGTCTATTACGTCCTTGTCTTGGAGGAAATAGGTTCCGTTGTAGACAAACCATTTTGATTTTGAGAACCAACAAAGTTCAATATGGTCCTCGCGCCATACGATAACGCGCTGATCTTCTTTTTCAGGAAAACGCTTCTTGACGCTTACCCAAGTCTTCTCTTTCTTGGCGGCAATAACCTGTTCTTTGCGCTCTTTCTTGAGCGCGGCAAGTTCGGCTTGTAATGTGGATATTCTATCGACGGGAGACATGTAGTTCCATCCTTTTCCTGATCTGATCGGAAATCTTGTCCATTGAGTCCGTATGTTCCGCGCAAGCACCCGATGCTGTCTTTGCTCTTGGATTGAGAATTTTTATATCCGCAAGTCCCAACTGCGTAACGCTTAATTTGTTGATGTAGTCAAGGAAGTCAAATGCTTCCTGCGGAATAGCCATATCGGGATAGATGATTATTTCGTCCTGTGCGCTCATTGAATTAAAGCCTTTCTTGTCGGCTCCCATTCCCAATCTTGTATTGTATACGAACAGTCTCGTGCGGATATTTGAATGAATCCGTAGTACCCCGGAGTAAGAGTACCAATCCCATAGCCCATCGGCTGCGATAATGTAAGTTTTTTGCGCCTATACGCCAGAGTTCCCCAACGCTTATCCTGTTTGTAGTATACGATGTCTCCCGCTGATACTGGGAGACTGGTAGGGGCAAGGCGAACATACATATATTGTGCTTTTGGAAAATTAAGGAGTGTCTGTCCATACGCATCCTGAAGCATCTTGAGGGTTATTTGCCCACCATTTGACTCTGGATACACTTCATGCGTTTTCTCAGCCAACATCTTCGGAGCTACCACAGCCGTAGCAGCACCGATTCCTAAGAACTTAAAGAATGACCTTCTGTTCATTGTCCCTCTCCCAACTGTGGCCTGTCCACTTGACCGCTTTCGACCTTCCTCAACTCCGCACCAGGTACGCTAATCGGTGCGTATCCTTCGCCTGTCTCCGACCGCTTAAAGCCCAATATACCACCATTCGGAAGGCCGACAGGAACGTATTCCTTTTTGTCCTTATCAAACCACTCCTGCGTTAAAAACTTCCCCGTATGTGTCCCGTCGAAGTCAATATCCTCGACTACTTCCCCACGCTCCAATGCCAGTTTAGCAACAGGGGTGGTCATTAAATGCATGAAGTTGTCTGAGAATTTCATCTTCCTGACGGCTTCCATCGTTGCCTCATGGCGCTCAGGATATGTCATGTCCGCAGGATTCTTCCGCTTTCCTAGCCTTACATCCTGTTCCTTGCGCTCATAATAATCTCTCTCATCTATCCTGCGCTTCCTGAGTTCGGCGTAACGAGGTTGAATCTTTGTCCACTGGAATTTGTCGAACTTGGATCGTTCTCCTAGTTTTTCAATGTCCCGATTGCCCCAGTAGAAGATCGGTCCCCAAGCGCGATACTTGATGACTAGTTCAAATTCATCCGTTCCCCTGCACTGCACACTTCCAAAGTCCCACACGACCGTTACCCACGGCGTCCAGAGAGCTAGGCAGCGTTCGTACTCGTTCTCGCGCTTTGTGAGTTTAAGGAACTTCATCTTACTCTCCAAACTCTATAACTATCCTCACCGTCAACCTTACAAACTTCATGCATTTGTTTGTTGTTTATGCCGAATAAAGCCACAGAAATATGAAATCCACCACACGGTTCCTTCGCCACAAACGAGTCACCAACCTCAAGCAAAAGAATTTCTGGATATTCCATTTCAATTGTTTTTCTCTTCGACTCTGGTATAGGTAGACCTCGCTCGATTACGCTGTCGCTCATCTCTTCCTCCCCACCATACTAGCCAATCCAGCCTTCGTCCCAAGATGCGCTTCATTAAATGGGGTCATAAGTTCCCGATCTGGGGGAAAACCATCGTTCTCAAGACGAGGCTTGTTGGACAGGTCTACGATTTCTCCGCCGCTGGCTTTGTAATGCTCAACACGATCTGTATCATTGTCAAACACTTTGACTTCAACTTTTTCCCATCCGGCAGGAAGTACAAGCTCTCCCTTCGCTTGCTTGTTTGGATTTAGTTTCCTGATTTCTTCTGCAAGTTGATTGTATTCTACCGAGCAAGGCATGACTTCCTCAACCGCAGACTTGTTCCTGCGGTCATTCCACCACTTTATGATTCCCATTATCCCCTCCCGTTTACCACTCTCCCACTGAAAATGCGTTGCTCATGCAGCGACCTTTGTTTGGGTCTGTTTTCTTCTTGCTTGGCGTATTATAACGCTTTTGCGAACGTGCGGATAGATCATCGTAGGTATGCATATTTAGGTAACTCTGTGCTGCCGCTCGTATCCTGTCGTCATGCTTGTTCTTTTGGTGCGTCATAACGTCTCTTCCACCATCTTTCGTATGCCGCTCAAGAGTCTTCAACTCCTCTATCAGCCACTTAGAGTAAGGAACGTACCAACCACCGTTTATTGCCTCAACAAAACGGTCCATTAGGATAGGAACAGTTACCTTGTTAGAATACCATCCTTCTCGATGCTTGTTTTCGTCCTTGACCTTCTTTCCGTCAAGCCTTCCGGGGGTATGATGCCAGTTGAAACCCATAATCTTTAATTGGTTCTGGCAGGTATCTCCCGGTCCTTCCACCTGTTCGATTGAGAACTTCACTCCCCTATAATGACCTGAAACCTGTCCGTACCACGTCGCCATAGCTGCTAGGAATGGAACCGCTTGCGCGGGGCTAAACCTGAGAGATGTAAGCTCCGCCGATTGAAAGTCGCATCCTGATCCGCTTGAAACCCTTGTCATGGATGCGCAGAATCTATCCTCATCCTCGTGACCCAAACCGTGCGCCGTGTCCACTCCGCAACTGTATTGTGCTCCTCTTTGCGGAGGCTCATAAACAAGAAGCCTGTCGAACGTATAACTTTCAGTTTCCTCGTCTATTGGAAGCAAAGGCACGAGTTCCCAATCGTATCGCTCATCTCGATTTGATTTATGAGTTAAGTGAATGACTTCTTTGCTGTAGTCTATTTGAGATTCACTTGGCTCGAACTCTTCAAGAATGGAGTGTCCTGTAATCGCGTAGGCTTGGAATGGTTCTTTGCGAACCTTTTTCCCATCGGTACTAATCTCGTAAATATCATCTTCTAACTCCATAATCGTCTCTTGGTCGAAAACGCTATCGTGGACTCCTGTCAGAGCTTCAAAGTCGTCGGCAGGTAGACGTGCGGCGTGCTGCTGGAGAGAATGTCTTTCCTTTGCTTGAGCGTACTCAATTTCCCACCAATACTGCTGTTCGATTGGAACACGATAATCGGAACCTACAACTTTGGAAAGATATGGAGTATTCCTAATGTACGATTCGCATCGTGTTATATGAGCCTTCGTTGCGTCTAGGCGTCTCTCATAGAATCCTGCCGGGACAGGGTGCTGCCTCATCCAATCAGCTTCAGGATAAAGATCGGTTGCTAGAGGCCACGATAGGAATATAGGGCACATTCTTCCTGTATTTAGAGGCCACTTTTCTTTCTGCGATCTCCAGAAATCAGCAAACCATCCAACGTTTCCCGATCCTGTACTTTCAAATACCATAAACAAGTTTTTCGTCGGGTGAGTAGCTGGTAACAATCCTTCCTCAATAGTGTTGTGAGGATTAGGGATAAGAGAAAGCTCCGAGATGTGGATTAAGGTAGGACTCTTTCCTTGTGCAATACCTTTAGGCTGCATACCGGATTCAATGTTAAGACGTGATCCGTTTGCAAATCCTCTCTTTGGAGTCCTTGGCGGAATCAACCAAAACGGACACATATCGTAGGCTGTATTTAACTTTACCTCAATCTCCTCTGACTTTTCCTTTTGCACGGACGCCATGACAGCCAAGACGTTAGGTACAAAAAGCATCCTATGCATAAAGTACAAAGCAACTAAGCTAGTAATGCCAATTTGACGGGCCTTCAGGCAGAGCACCTGTATACCTGCCTGTTTCTCTTCTAGTTCGGCCACAATTGAGTCGAATACATCTTGCGATCTACGATTCTTGAACTTCTTAATCTGTCCACCTTCGTCAACACAATAAGCATAATTATCACGCCAGTATCCATAATCGAGGCTGCAAAGAACTTGCTCATTCAATATCCAACGCCGTATCTCCGCCCGCCTTTTGTCGGTGAGGGGAGCTACTTTGTCAATCCATGCTCCTTTGGAGTTGCTTGCCAGGGTGGTTATAGACTTTATGTAAGCAGTAAATTCTAAGACTTCTGAAAATGAATGCCTTACAGGTTCCCAGCCGTTTTGCGCGGCAAAGAAGTTTATATTAGATTCGATAATGCGCGTCGAGTAGATGGTTTTACCTCATCATGGTTTGCTTGGATCGTGGAACCCATTCCGGTATTACACTCAATATCTTTTTCATGTAAGCATGGTTTTCTTCGTCTAAGCATTCAATCAGATCATCTCTCGAATCAAATACCTGCCTGCCATCGAACGAAAGAAAAGATGCTTGTAATGTGTCGTAGAATGAAAACTCTCGCGGCCAATCAGGATCATTTTCATCCTGAGCAATTTGTTTTCCTAAATCAATAAAGCGAATCAACTAGCCCTCCAATAGTCTTTGTCGTATTGGTACGAGTTTATCTTGAATCTCGTTAGGAGGAGGGAAAAGATCATCGAAATCGTTATTGGTTGTATATTCCGCATCGACTGTCTTCCCGTCGTCCTCATCCTTAGCCTTACCCTGCCCACCACCACGGAATACCGCTACCTGCTGCGTTCCAATGAATGTCGGTCCCTTCGGAGATTGCATGACTCCTAGCGCAATATCTAATGCGGTCCTGTCCTTCTCCCCTCCAGCCATCTTCGCATATTTTACTCTTGATTTCGTTACGTCGGGATGGTTGGATACGGCAATAAACCTGCTCCTATTCCAGCAGTGGGTCTGCACAGCCAACTGGATTGCTCCTAGAAGATGCTTTATATTCACCTTTGCGGCTATGGACATCGCTTCCCATGATAAACATTCCCTGTCGCCTATAGGAACCTTATCGTAAACCTTCAAGAATGCCCTAATCTCTGTATCATCCGTCGCAAAACGCATCGCGTCAAGAGCAGCCTTTAAGCCACCCTTGACGGTCGTTTTCAACATCGGAGTGAGTGGGGGAGCCGCTATGAGAGATTCAGGCTTTACTTTTAGTCTTTTTAGGGCTTGCAGTGTCCGGCTTTCCAATGGCTTCGGAACCGGCATCAGGCTTTTTGGCTTCCTTGTTTTCTTTGGGATGATCTCGCAACCATTGGGCTGTTCGTTCTCCAATATAGGATTCGGATTCGGGGTCTCCAATATCGAGCCATTCGTTGATTGAGATTGACTCGTCTGCGAGTCCAAGGTTTTTCTTTGCTCTATCCTCTTCGGTTTCGACTCTCGTGAGGACGGACTCTCTTTGCTGTCCTGGTTCCGGCCAATACCGTTTTCCTGCTCGCTTTGCCTCTTCATGCAGACCCTCTAAAGACTTTGCAATCAACTCCCATGCTACCACAAGACGGTCGTTTTGCTCTTTGGTCATACATAGACCCTTTTCTTCGTTAGCCACAAATCTCTCAGAATCGGACAGGTATCGGTAGCGTCCAAGTCAAGCGATTTTGTCTCATGGAGTCCCTCTTTGCGTGATTTCTCGCTAAAATAAGGTCCGCAGATGCGATCACATTCTTTTTTCTTGTCCTCTGGCGTCATGTTCCCTCTCCTCAACAGATATACCACAAACACACCCGCCCTCAACAGGTAAATTGTCAAGGGCGGTCGTCATGCGAGAAACAGGTTATGGGGTTGGAGTTGTGAACTGGACAGCGATGCTCTGCGTCAACTGCGCTGGAGGCGGAGGCGTCACCGCAAGCGTGGTCACTGTGAAAGCCTGAGAGAACGTGAAGACTGCCTGATCGGTATCCGTCACCGTGGCAGTCGCCGTGCCGGTCACTGCGCCCACGGATGGAGCTACGCCGGTCACGGTAGCGGTCAAGCCATCCGCGTTTAGAACTACCGTTGCCGAAGGATCGGCAAACACATACGAGACAGCAGAGAGTGTGCCGCCCGAAGGAGTAACGCCATCGGCCAAAAGCGGCAAGATGGACGCCTGAGAAGTTTGTCCTACGTTCAAAGTCAATGCATTGTTCGGCATGGAAGATTCTCCTGAGAATTGGACTGCGATGGAAGCGGTGAGGGGTTGAGGGTGTGGGCGCACTTCGCGCTCAATCTTTCTAATGATTTCGAGAATACGGGCAATCTCCTCAGAGTTCTCTTTGGACTCCCGCAACAGGCGTTTCAAAATCTCTTTTTCTTCGTGGCTCATGAGCGCCTCGATTCAAAGTCTACATCAGTTCTGTGAATCTGTGGTGAGCAAAAAGAAACAATATTTATTCCTTACGCCCAGCCGCCACCCATGTTCGGCAAACCTGGACCTGCTTCCTCATCTACAGGGGTATATCCAAGGTCTATCGCCCCTCCTAGAGGCTTGTTGAGAACTACAGGGGCATTCGCTATTGCAGGGGATAGTCCAGGTACTGGGTTAGCATTCGTCGCGTAGAGTGCGGGGTCAATAGGGTTAACGTCTTGAATTGGAGCCGTTTGAGGCTGCTGATATTGAGGAGGTTGGTAAAAATTCATGTTCTGTGCAGGGGATGCACTGTCGAGAGACCTTATATCAACCGCTCTCATAGCTTGTGGGTCTACCGTACCGCCAAGAGACTTGATTACATTCACATACATTGGAATGTCTTCATTGCAGGCAATGATTATCTTGACGGCCTCTGAGCGTTTCTTGAGAGCCTCTTCCAGTAGTTTTTCAGCGCGGGAATACGCCTTACCGAACTCCTTTACCATAGGCTTCCTGCGCTTCTGGACGGCCTTGGGAGGCTCTGGAGGGGTAGGCTTAGGCTCTTCTCTATAGATAAACGGAACGGTCATAGTCGGTCCAGATATTAAAAGAGGAGCGTTGCTAGGTGGTTTTGCAACCAAGATTTCGTCATCGGTGCGAAGTCCGTTTTCATGCAAAATGTCAACAATTGATTTCTTGATTCCAGCCGCTAAGTAATCAACCTCTTTTGTAATCTCCGGGTCAATCAGTGGCTTAGGTTCGTCCTTTTTGGCCCACCGCTTCGCCGCCGCTTGCTTGGCAATTTCACGACGACGTTCAGGAGATAATTTTGCCTTACGTGCGGCCCCGCCGTTGCTCCCTCTTTTATTCTGTTCCGTCATGCTCTGCTTGCCTCTCCATGTCAATTACCATTTCAACCATTCAACGATTCGTCTTTTCGATCTTGTTATCGGGTTATCAACGTGTCTGTGCAAATGCTTCAGCATCTCTTGGCGTCGTTGTGTTTGGGTGCATTTCACAGGGTCAAGACGGTATCCTGCTTTTACCTCGCACCTGCACATCTTAAAGAATTCGCCGTTTCGAGTCATAGTTTTCCTGTCAATAGGAACCCATGAAGGAGTCGTGTAATAGTAGTAACGTGACTTTATGTATCTCCATACTTCTAATATAAACAGAGGAACTTTATGAACTATGAACGCTAAAATGCCCCATTTTAGATACCACTTTGGCTGCACAGGCCCACTCTGCGTGTCGGAAACTGGCGTTGTCATAGCCCTTACATATTCATCTCGCCAATCTTCCTTTGGTTTATCCTCTTCTTTGGCGGTGGGGTCAAAGTTTCCTCTAGCGAGTTCTTGTGCGCCGGTAGAAGAATCATCGTTGGAGTCTGCCTGTTCGTTGGTTACCAAAGGTATCGGAGATGGTTCTTGAACCACGTCGGGTACGCCGACATATTGACCTTTTGTTTCGTCTTCGTTTGGAATTGGGCCTAATGTAGACCCATACATTTCATCGCCCATGATCGCCATCTTTCACTCTCCTGGTTCCACTTATCCCGCCGCTTGACTGGTTACTTGGGCAAGGAGCCAAATCCGCTAACCAAGCCAGCCTTCACACCTTGACGGAGCGGCGGGGTTTTCTGACGGTCCGAAGACCAGAAAGACGTTTGAACTTCCACTGGTCGTATCCGTCCATCAGAATTGCGCGTCAATATCGACTGCTCCGCCGCTTGCCGTCTGCTCCAAACTTGGGACGCCACGTCTCGTATATTTTCTTTTCAAACGTGTTGGCATCCGGCTTTCCTCGGCTTCGTCAATCGGAGGCAGAGGCGCAGGTTCATGGAGGCGCTCACGAACAGCCTCAAGGTCAAGTTCCTGCTCGATTGTGATGTTTTCTTGGATTTCCAGCGGCGTCACGATGGTCGTCTCAGTCGAGACTGGCGGCAACTCCTTCGGCTTAATATCGACCGTAAATTCGGCAGGAAGCGCGTCCATTCCGTACAGTTTCAGGCTGATTTTTATCTCGCCTGAGTATCCTTGACCATACGAATCAGAATCTCGCAAGTCACATGAGGTCATCAATTTGCGCTTGATTTGAGCCAAAATGTCTTCGATCACTTCGCTGCCGCTCAAACCCTCAATCATGGTGTCTGCCATCAAAACTCTCCTTCGTCATGGTGATTTTTCTTCGTTTTACGTTTGCCGGTTTTCTTTCCTTCGCGCTCATACCGTGCTTGCAACGCCGCAAAAGCATCCAAAACTCTCTGATGCGGTGAGCACTCCATAGCCGCCTCAATGTTCTGAATTGTTCGGCGGCTGATTCCTGTTATTTCTCCTAACATCTTTTGGCTCAATAGGTTGGCCTTGCGAAACCGCTGCCACTCAGCCGCCCTCTGCTTCATCTCTACTGTAATCGTGGCATCTTTTTTCCGTCTTCCCATGCAAGCATCCTCCTTACTAATATGCTTTCTTCGATGCGATGTCAAGTGCTTTTTCGTGCGCTCTTCGGTCGCTCTCCCGCTTCCTGCGGTTCTCTAAACACGCCACACAGAGCGTTTTATCCTCAAATGGAGGCCGATTGCCGCAGTCTTGGCATAGATGGATGCTCTTGAGTCGCACCTTCCTGCGGCGCAAACAGTCGGCTACCTTTTCTCGGATTTCCTCTGGAGTCTTCATATTATTGCCGCTCTCTCAGCTTCAATCTCCAACCGCTGCATCGCTTCCCATTCCTTTTCCGCTTCCTGAGCCTTCTGGTTAAATTCCTCTGCGCTCAGAGCGCCAGGAAACTTAGGATCGAAATGCTGCCACACTTCCCATCCTCCTTGTCCGTGATCCAAAAACGGATTACACTGGCAGGTTTCGCTCATTTCATGGGAATCTGTATGAACCCATTCGCCTTTGCTTAAAATGACAGGCATAATGTGGTAGGCAATGAACCTTCCGTCTTCGTCACGAACGTCTATCACTCCCCACTTCGTTTCCATCCTAGCGCCTCTCTCGCTGAATATACATCTGTAAGTGAAGTACGACCTGAAGTAATTATTCGTGGGGACACGAGGATCGCGTTCTTAATACTTCTTTTCCCGACATATCCTTCTTTGATTTTCCACTTGCGCTGCTTGAGTATTTCTGCCGCCATCCAACGAATATGGCGACTTGAAGGGATGGACCATACTTCGTTGAGCAGCAAAGCCTCCAAGAGTTGCTTGTCTGTTGGACCATTGTACCGCACTGCATCCCGCGCTTCATCGGTCATTGCAATCAAGTTCTTCATTGTTTCTCCTCATCCTTCGCCTTAAGCAAACCCAACGCCGAAGCCTGTAGCCAGAACTCAAACGCTTTTACTAACCACAAAGAATCCCTCAATTCAAGATCGTTGTCGAGAGAGCCATGCGTTGCATCCTCTTCGTCCTTTACGCCTTCCTTAAGCCGATAGATGACTAGAACCTGATCTATATCATCTGCTTTGGATGCTAAAGTTGCCGCTAGGTCTACGATCTTTTCGATTTTTTCGCTCTGCATTATCGTTTCCCATCCTTTTTGGTTCCTATCGGCGGTCCAGATGACGGCGTTATGTACGTCACGCTCTTTGGAAGCCGTATCCCGCGTAATCCGTTCTTTGCTTCCTGTTGAATGTTATCATAGGCGTACTCAAGAAACTCGTGTGGACTCAAGCCCAGTCTTGCCGCGTTGCGATCTACTTGACCCGTGGAAACATATCCTTTGGCTATGCGGCGTAAGGCGAGATACATTTGCTCAAATTTGGCTTCTTCTTTCTTTGTCATCGCAGTCCTTCCGCCTTCTCTTTTTCCAAGTCCGCCTTCAACTCAGCCCATAGTGGCTCCATATTGATTCTTTGCTTGCCGGGATACCAGCACGATGGTCCCTGCGCCTTGAGGACAGCGTTAAGAGCGTCTACGGCGGCTCCTACTTCGTCTGAGAGTTCGCCTTCATCGGCTAGATCGTCTGACCATATTTCGCAATCAATAGGATGCAGGTAACGAGGTTCGCAGAGAACCAGTCTTGATTCAGGTTCGTAACCGTTTTTCTGTGCGTCCTCAAGAACATCAAATAGATGTTCAAGAACGTCCTCACGATCCCAAAAGTAATTGTCGCTCTTGTAGTCACATACTGGAGTTGTTTCGTCCCATTCGACCATAGGAAGCGCGTAATATTTGTCGCAGTCTATCTTGGCCTCACACGCTCGACAAATTGTTCGCCCCTTATCATGAACTCTGCCGCAAGCGCACGTCATGTGCGTGCATCCTGACCACCGTGCGCCATGCTCACTGCTCGCGTTTTCTCCGGGGTAGAAGTGTCCCAACCGCGATTTCCAACCGGGCATGTCTACGCGAGTAGCAGCTTCAGGACTGTCGTACATAACTACCCTTTCGTCATCTCTGATTGTCATACATGAAACTCCTCTCTCTCGGTTTCGTATGAAAGCATAAGAGGGTGCCTCGGATGCCTGTCCTTGCGCAATCCAAGGCATTTGACCGGAACTATAGTGGCTCCGTCTTCGGATAAATCTACTCTCAAGACAAAATCTATCCTCGACTTTATTTCTAGGCTGTACTGAGCGCATCCCCACGCACAGATAAGCTCACCACAATCCTTGATCGCCTGAATGATCCAGTAATCATTCATCGGTCCTATTGCATTGGCTCCCATGCGCGTTACGGTTTTCGGGTCGGATGACCTAACGGCGTACAGATTGAGGACAACCAGCCGCCCGTAGTTCCATCGCTTAGAGAATCCCACACACTTCCTGATCGTTGCATCATCTTGGCGGGCATCTGCGGTGCTAGGGTTGAACATAAGCCATGCCACACAGGGACCGTCAGACCATTGCCGAGTAAGCGTATATCGGTAGATGCCATCGCCTGAAATCTCCGCTCCGTAACTGTTTACTTCCTCAAATAGATTGTTCACAGATAGTCTCCAAGCACAGATGCCGGTGAGATACCAGCTTTCATGTTCTTATACCAATCAGTTTTTTCGATCTTCAGGAAGTCTTTGAATGAGCAGTCGAAGGCATCGGCAAAGTCTCTATAGTCAATCATTCGCCGCTGGCTCCTTGTTATCTTTGGCGGCTTAGGACTTTCTAGGCTAACTGCAATCTTGCCTTCTTTGGTCACATAAAACCACGGATCGCCACCCGATATTGCGCGTGGCTTGCACTCTTCCATGTATCCTAGCGCAACCAGTGGACGGCAATCTTCTACGCCGCCAACGTAGTGATTACGATACATCTCACCAAGGCCATATTTATCCACGCCCAGCGCGTGCTGGAGGATATGGAGTTGTTCTGAAGTCATGCCGCCCTCACTTTGTCGATGATCGCCTTGGCCTCATCAGCCGTCCTGCACGCCTCGATTTGCCTGATTACCTTCTTGCGCTCTGACTCGTTGGCGATGAACTGGTAAGCCTCGATGATGCGATAGTCTTTCCAGTAGTCAAGTTCAAGTTCCGCGTTATTCATCGGTCGCGTCTCCTAAAATGGAACCTCAATAACCTGCGGTGGCATAGGCTGACCACAATACACACAGAAGAATGCTTTCTTTTCTTCATCGTACTCGTAGCGATGCAAACACAAACACTTCACTTCGGTTTTCATTTGTCTCTCTCCTTATCCTCGATTACTTGAATCCTACCGGCTCGTTGAAAATTCCGTCTCTCTCCTTTGGCCTATACCTCATACTCTTCAGCCTCGAAAGTACAGACTCATAAGACTGGCCAAGGCACAGAACCGCCGCTGCCAATTCGCGCAGATGAGCAATGGATAGTTGGTCTGTATCATCCACCCACCGTTCGATTTCCTCATTATCCATCTCTCCCACCACTTTACGCAGATACACTCTCCTTGCCGCTGCGCTCGGCATCCCAACCATGATTCTTTCATCGAAGCGGGACGGTCTATTCACGATCCTAGCGCCCAACCTATCAGGATAGTTGGTTGTTGCCACCATAACAATATTCTCAACCTGATTTTCTCCGTCAAGAAGCGCAAGGAGTTCATGTTCTCCGTGTTTCTGAATGATTTCGTCTATATCTTCCATGATGCAGATAATCCGTCTGGTTGGCTCAATGCGCCTCAAAGCGGAGAGTCCTTGAGATGTAATTCCGGGATGGTTGCACATCACCACAATGCCGCCACTTTCTATCAAATTCTTACTGAGTAATGTAAGTGTGGCTGTCTTGCCAGAACCGGGAGGACCCCACAGTAATATGCCGCGCTTATAGAGAAGTCCGTGCTTACGATAGCGGTCTTCCATCTCCCAATACGTTTTCATTCCATCCAATACGCGCTCACTGGCGTTATCGGGAAGGAGAACGAGAGAATCGGTAATCACTTTGATCGTTCTGACCACGAGGTTTCCGTACTCGTCTTGCTCAAAGGCGTACACTCCGCCCGGTAATGATTCCCGCGTCAATCCAGCAGGGCGGAACGTATCGTTAGCTCCAATCTGCCATTGCCGGAACTCTACATTATCTCTGCCGCGTCCCATTGGCGGCGCTTGGGAAGCAGACTTAGCATCTTCACCAAAGATAGCTTTCAACAGCTTTTCTTCGGCTGATTCCAGAATAGAATTCAATTGTTCGTCCTCGTTCAAGATTTTATCCTCTCCCTTTCACTCCAGTTTCCTACCAGCGTCTCCGCGCTTAACGGAATATTGGCGAAACTCAGCGTCATGACATGAACGCGGCAGGATGGGTTACGAAAGATCACCAACTTCCCGTCAAGCATAACCTCTTTTCCCCCTCCAGTGCATGAGCATACCGGAGTCTTGGACCAGCGAGTGCCGCGAATCTCTTCGTATTCCATCGTTCAATCCTTTTTCTGTCCGCTATTTTCGTACATCCATACGATGTGTGGATACTTATCGTCCTTAATGTTGATGTGTGGGCAGACGTAATGCTGGTGGATGTTTTTAGTTACCACTGTTGTTTTCATTTTCACTGGCCACCGCTCAAGAAACCATTTTGGAGCGTATTCCTGTTTCCAAAACTCCCACGGCGTTGCAGGAAAGTCGATAGACTCAGGTTCGATCCTGTCTACCTTGTGGCCGTCAAGAACCCATGTATTCACCGTCATCACAAGTTCATCGACAGAGTACGATATATTTTGGATGCGTAACTTTGCGTTCTCTCCTATCGGCGGGTAAAGCTGCTTGATTGTGGTCCAGAAAGCCAGTTGCAGTTGCTCAAGAACTGCTTTGTTAGCATGGACAGGATCATTACTCACAGGGTACGCCATTCTTCCTCCGGTTTCTCCCGAATCTCTTTAGCGATCTCTTCGGGGATCAAAGCCATCAGTCTTTCTAGTTCTTCTGTGTAGTTGGGACCGCCGTACTTGACGCCGTGGACCGCCGCAGAGTTGAATACAGCACCAAAGTCCTCATGCCTTTCAACAGCCGTAAGTTTGCGACACATGGCGATTGCGGCGCTCTCTAGTTCCTCTTTGCTTGCCATTCTACTCCTCCGCCACTTTCAACATTATTGTAGGCCATTCGTACCGCGTCTCATACTCCGCGCACTGTACATTCGGACAGCGTAGAAAGACCTGCCTATAGCGATAGGAATTGTCGGGTACGAGCCTGTCATTACACGATGGACAGTGCAGACGCAATGGCCCGTACTCAATCGGAAACTCGACAGTCTTTGCCATCAGAGCAAGTCCTTCATCAGTTTCTTAGTAGTATGGCTTCACACTGAGACTCTTTCACAAAGCGCAGGAAAATGTCACGTTTATTCTGCGCTTTCCTTTGCGTCCGCCGCGCTGGGCGGCTCCGTCAATGCAGCCCACCTTTGCAATTTCTGTCTCGCGTCCCCCAGCAAGTCGTTGTATCTGTTGACATCGTTGAGCGCCTTGGCAAGCAGCCACTTCTGTGCTTCTTGGAACGTGGGAAAGTACGCGATATCGCCGGTCTGCCGATATTTCGTCCTTTCGCGCTTTACATATCCTGTGTGCGTCAGTATCCGTTCATCAAGGATCGTTACAGTGTTGTCGGTGAATGCGAATACTTCCACTGGAATCAAGGGATCTTCGGCATTGTAGATGCACGCTTCCCACCAAGTTGCGATTGCCGGTCTGCACGGTTTCTGCTTCATTTGCCCGTCTCCTTTCCCGCGCTGTCCCGGCCCGCGAGCCGCGCCGTGCCGCTGCATTTCCTGTATAAAACCGGGTTGACCCACGACTGTGGAACCTTCAACTTGTCCGCGCACTCTTTTGCAAGCAGGAGCGCCTGTAGCATCCCTCCGGTTGTGATAGCGATAGCTTCCACAGGCTTTCCCTTGCGCCTCTTGTACTCAACCTCGATTACCCATATCAAGCCAGGGTATGCTGTTTTCAGATCGCTCATTGGCCTTTCCTTTCATCCGCGATCCGCCGCCATGCGTACTCCCAGGCCCAAGATTCGTGACTGAACTGCATTAGACCAGTAAGACGCCCTTTAAGCATACCTGGGCGCTTCTTATAAATGCGCCCTGCATAGTAATACGCATCCGGGTACACCTGCTTGACCTTCTCCTCAGCCTTCACGCTTGGCCTCCTTGTCCACTTCCGCGAGTACGGCGCGGGCTGTATCCAGCCATCTATTCCACGCGGCGACGGCTTGCTCTTCTGTATCGAAGGCGTCTGTCGCGGGCGCAACTGGACACGCCTGATTTTCGCAACTAACCATTCGAGGCGGGCGTTTGCGAAAGCCAACAGGAATAACAATAACCGATGGAGTCACGCTGCACCATGGACATGCTGTCAGGCTATCCATTCTCGACCTCCTTCGGCGGCGCGTCGGCTACACGCGCGGCTTCCTGTTCGGCTTCCTGTTCGGCTTCCTGCTGAATCAACTTCGATTCTTCCTTGCTTGGAATCAGAAAAGAAATGGCTATTGGCTCTTCGCTCACTGGCGCACTCAGCCGCGCCACATGCTCAAGCTCCCGCTGGAGCAGGGCTAGTGTGCGCTTAAGAGCATCCACGCAGCCGCAATCACTCTCACCGCAATCTCCCTCTGTGATGACAAGCTTCTGCACCTTGATTTGCTCCTCAAGCTCCGCGATCTGTCGCTCGCGCTCCTGCGTGAAGAGGAAGGCCGCGTGGATAGCGGGACCATTACCACACAAAGCCCCGGAATAGATGTGAGCCAACTCTGTACCATCTTGCGTAGTAACCGACCAATAACTGTTCGCCATTCCGCAGTTGTTATACTCGATGGTCACACCCATCCACTTGCTCTCGACGTACTCCCGCTCCTGCGCTGCTGTCAGTTCACTCATGGGGTGCCTCCGATTTCATTTCTACATACTGCTCCGCGTTTGCGATTGCGCTTTCGTAGGATAAGCCTTGCCCAATGACACATCCACGCCAATCCTCAATCACATAGCGGGGAAAGCGGTTCGCCTTTTCGAGCGCATAGGTTCCCGCACCAAACTTTTCCTGCGCCAATTCGATTGCTTCCTGCGCTGTCAACTCAGGCATGGGGCGCCTCCGGTTTCTTTTGCGCGGGAACTACTGTTTCAAGCGCAATCCGAAGCGATTCGATCTTGCGGTTGGCGTAACGAATATCTTGTTCCGCGTCTGCCACGCGCTTTAATTCTTTGGTTAAGGATGCGCGGAGCAGAAGGACGGGATCGGTAATCGCTGTCAGTTCTTTCTCTGACCACCAAAAAGAACCGCCGCCGCCAAGATGAAACGGCTCAGCGCATGGCTCCATCTTTGTTCCGCCCGTGTAATAGATGTGGTATCGGAAGCAGGTCAATTCCTCTACCCAGATGCCCTCTTCGACACATACCAGCATATCTCCGTGGAAACAGAAATCCCCTTTTTTGAAGAGAGGTTCCGCGCTCACCTTCTCTGCTACTTTAGGGATTATTGCCCCATCCTTCGCTTTCGTTTTCTTAACTGCCATCACTCCCCCTTTTCTCCTGCCCCTAGCGCCAATTGATTGCTCTTGAAATGCTGGAAAAATGTCTCTCCATTCGGCGCAACCGCATACGGCAGGAACACTTCGGCGATCTCGGCCTGTTGAGCTTCCACAAGGGCCATCTGCGCCTCTACCCAGTCCTTGACGATGCGCCATGCAATACGTTCGCATTGAGGAATATCCCGCCAGATTCCGCTTCTCTGACTGCCTTTCTTGAGTGCGGCGCTCACACCCTGCACGTTGCAGGGAAGCCGGAAGTGGACGGTGTTCTTGCCGATATTCAGGCCGAATGTGACCGCTGTCGCCTTGCCGCTCTGATAATCAACTGAAACATGGCAAGCACCTTTAGCCCCAAGAATCTCTTGAATCTGCGAGACTGTTTTGGCGCTTGCTACCTTGGTTGTGTAATTAAGAAGCATCACTCCCCCTTTTCCCCCGGTCCCGGCTGGCACTGCTTGCCATACTCCGGTTTGTCGTACCCATTTATCTTGTAGTCCACAATCACCTTTACCTGAGTTCCGATAGGAAGGTAACTAAGATTATATTTCTCACGAATCTCCATCGCCGCTGCATCAGCACCGTCAGTGCGAGGAATACCGTCTAGTTGCGTCCTAGCCTCATCCCAAGCCATTTCAGTAAGATGATTGCCGATGATCGTGTGTAGATCGTGGAATACCTGTGGACTGACACGCCATGTTACTTCGCTTGGCATTACATTCCTCCACCAATCCGCGCATCTGTAACCTTTAGCCAATTCTTTGCTGGCATATTCTGCCCCTCACAACAAAGCCACGGAATGTATCCTACCGATAGTCCTGTTTGTCTGTCGTAGTAATCCCAACTAATCGTATAGTTCCAGCGGAAAGTAATGAAAACTATTCCAAAGAGTATCTGAATCGCCCAACCACCATCACTCTTGAACCAATGAATGCGGAACTTGTGCCAGAATGGAACTCTTTTATTCGCCATCACTTCTCCCTCGCCCTTCGTCTCCGCTCCTGAGCGCAACCCGGACAGCCAGTAATCGGATCGCATAAGCCGTCAGGAGTATTGTGAGCCATCATATAACATCCCTCTTCCAATTCTTCGCCCGTCTCAGGATTATATCCAGGCTCACGGTACTCCATTATCCCCAACTCATCACCGCGAACCCAACGGTCTTTGGGAGATGCAGTTGCGAACTCCATTGGCGTTACTCCCCAGCGAATCACTTCTTAACCAGCCGCTTGACTTTCCCTTCCGAGAACTCCACAACCTCAGTCGGAACAGGACGATTGGTTTGGCCGCTGATCTGGAGTTGCACCTTCACTGTCCTCAAGATTTCTCTTGCCTGCGCCGCAATAGCGTCTGCATGTCCCGGCAGCATCTTCTTCGCCTTGACTTGGTTAAGGGTTGTCCACAATGCTTCTCTGAGGCTATTCGCTGTCAATCCTACTTGCCCTTGCATACCGTCTCCTTTGTTGGTTAATTGGGTTCCATTGTTGTCGTCCAGCCTGAGCGTACCGCTCGAATCGGTCTGGCATCTGAAGTTTTACTTCTTTCACGAGTTGCTCTAAAAGCTCATAACACTCTGCGTACTCTCCGTACTCCGCAACACGTAACCTACGGTCATATTTCTTTTTCCACTCCTTGTACTCCGGTTGGCGGCAATACTCGATATGTTTGGGCATATTCTTCTTGCGCTTCTCCCGCTCCAAATCCCTATGTTGCGGACCCCAGATCGCGTATGCCGCCTTCTTTTGTGCTTTCAACTCCTTGGCTTTTTCTGTTCTCCGATTCTTGTCGTACTCAGCCTTGAGCCGCTTCTTTTCTTTAACTGGCAACTTGCGGGCAAGCCCACAGCACTTTTGGCTGCAATATAAAGGAGAGTTGATTTTCATGGCGCGATTGTATGCACCCATCCCTTTCAGGAAAGACTTCTTGCACTGCGCACACTTGACCTTTATTGTTCTCCCGGTTCCCACCTTACCTCATCCCTTTCTTTAATTCCGCCAGCGCCGCCTGTAAACGTACCAGTATCCTGCACCAGCGTATCTTTTGCTGTGCCACAGATACCGATAAGCCGAATTCTTTTCCTATTCGCCCGTTTATCAAATCATTCCAATCGGGTCCACCTTTGCCGTCATAATCCACAAGCACTATTTCGGCCTCTACTTGCCGAATCTCCTCAAGCCTATTGCGCGTAAATTCCGCCGCTAATTTCCATACAACCTTTTCTTTCCCAACATCCATTTGCCATTCCTTGAAAGGATTGTCGCACCACCTCGCATCTTTCTCGTTGAAAAACAAGGCGACATTGAATTGGTCAGTCCCGTAGGAATCAAGGTCGCGTACCCACGACCGCACATGCTCCCAATTCGCCCTTACGAACTTCTCATCCGCAGAAATCATTTATTCTCCACTCCCACTACGTATTCCGGTAATCTGCACGTTCATACGCGTGGACGCGGCGTGCATATCGAACATCTTCCGCGTCCAGTAAAACGGATCAACATCATAAAGCGCATCCTGAAACATCCGCGTCCGCTCATTCGCCTCATTCAACTCCTGGCGCAAACGTGAAATCGTAGACCACGGCCAAATTCTCGATAACAACATCATTTACCATCCTCCTGACGCCCTGTACGCCCTCCTACGCGCCCACAGCCCTCGCATGGATGCGATATGTGACTCAGGCACCCCGAATGGCTACAAGGCTCCCCATCGCGCAGCGTAGGCCGTCCGTGAATCTTCAAGTTCAACTCAAGCCACCTATTCTCATCGCCCCGCGTTTCCTTGGCGAGTTGCTTCAGGTAAGCCAAGTCCTCTACTTCATCGGGGTAAAAAGTCCGACCGTAACCCATATTCCCGGAAGCAAGCCTCTTACCTTTACTCATTTATTAGCCGCCTTCTTTTTAGGCTTTTCATCCTGAAGCGTCACCGTCACCTTGAATTTCGGTTTCTTGATCGCGTACAGTTCTTCCAGAAGAGCATACTCCGCGTCATTCTCTGGATAATACGCAAGCGCGTTTATCCTACCTCGGCAATACCCTACTTCAACCTTCATTTAGTTTTCTCCCTTATTCTGAGGAACGAAATAATACCCGTTCTCCCGCAACTCGAAAAGCGCATCGACCGCATCCGTCACGCCCTGATAAATCTCAGACCCCTTAGTCAACACAGAATGGTCCATCGCCGATTCCTCAGTCTCCCCCAAACCGATCCACACTTCTCCGTGCCGGATTCGCACATACACTATTTCCCCGCTATCCAGCTTCCCGTAATGCTGCGGCCACGAACCCCAGAACTTGCGGAATATAATCATCCCTTATTCTCCTAAACACGCCTTGCAATATCGCCGATCACAATACGCCTGAGCGCCGTCCCGCGCAGTGTGAATATGGGGACCAGCGAATTCCTTATTTTTCGGGTAGGATATTTGCGCCAGCATACCCCGTTCCGCCTCCTCCATACACCGCTCAAGGAATATTAAATCGGCCATTATTTCGCCGCCTTCTTCTTTTTTTTGTATAGATTCCAGTTTGTGTAAATCGGAAGGTGCTGGCTCCTAGCATCCCTAAAATCTGGATGAACCATAAGAGGCATTCCTAGATAAACCACATTCACCCAAACTTTGCCGCCTATTTCTGTGAATGTATCGACAACGAGAGGATAGCCTTTCTTTGGGTATCCGTACTTATCGTCTCCTGTGTGTTCGATCAAATCCCCTTGGCGTAGACCGATCTTTTTTCCTAACCTCATTTGCTCTAGACGCCACTTGAGAATCAATTCCTCATCTTTGGTTATTTCAGCCATTCGTCCCCCACGCTCCAACCGTCTCCCTGTAATCGAAACTCCCATCCCGCATCTGGCGGTAAATATCCACCACGTCCATATCGGGATAAATAAATGTGTGCGCCAATTTCGCAATATTCGGAGTCGCATCCGAAACGTGGCCCGTCACGATATTCCTGTACGTGTACCGATAATCCCAAATTCCCATCGGCTCAGGAGGCAAATAAAATAATGCCTCCCCCGGTGAAATAACCCCGCCCGCAAATCTCCATCCACCCAAAGGCGGCAGGACGTAAATCTTCCGCGCAGCCTCAGCCGCCAATGCGCCGCCCAATAATCCGAAAAATCCGCGCCGTGAAATCATTTTCCACCTTTATCGCACTCATCCGCCCTTAATCTGGAAATAATTACCAAAGCATCTAAATATCCCCGCATTGGCTCCCATATCCAAAATCCGCCCACACAGCAACCCTGCAACTGCGCAAACAAATACGTCTGAATATGGAACAGTTTTCGAGACGAACTATTGCTTGGCATTTACTTATCCCCCTCCGCCCTCTCAGCCGCTATCCGCTGCCCCTTCAGAACCACGTAAAACCCCTCCGCGCCGAGTAGCATGTACTCATTCATCGAAACGCCTGCCCGCTCAGCTTCACCTTGTATTAAGTAGAATTGTTCAGCATCCCTAAATCGCAGGTTAAATTGAGGGCGCAAGCTGGCTTTTGTATCAATCAACGTATTTCCATGAGCATGTCGCCCTTTATGGCATGGCTCGCACAGCCACTCAACCTCAAGCGGATTACCGTAATTTTCATGGTGCGCTTGCACACGATCTATACCACCGCATTTTTCGCAAACCGTTTGCCGCACCAAAATGCCTTCTTTTACTGCCCTGCCAACCGCCGCGTGGGCCTTTTTTGCCTCAGCTAAACTAACGCGCATTTGATCCCAACGCGGACTTTTGCAGTTCGGGCAATTTTTCGGACGCCCCTCAACTCGGCTTTCCCAATCGTATTCGCAACGCACACAATGGTTCATATTCCTCATCATATTCATAATCGCTTTCCGTTGTCAACCCCTAAACCAAATTTATTTTTCTACGCCTTTTTTCCTGCGCTCCCCTTTTTTCCCCTCCTAAATTTTTCTATTTTTTTATTTCATTTTCCTGCGCCTCACCCCTCCCCTTGCTCAATTAAATGGCGCTGAGGCGTTGATGCCTTCGCCGCACCGCGTCAACCCGGACAACTCCGCGCTACCATGGGCAACTATAAAGCTATTATGGACTGCTACCCTGCCCGGTTTACTCCCCTTGCATACCTTTTCTTTAGAATAAGCGGAATATGCCTATTATCAGGCATTTATCGGCCATTCTTGCGCGTCTAGCGGTCCCCGTGCGCTCGCCAGTGTACGCCGATAACCGTTTACCTGCGCCTTGATTCTTTGATAGCGCTTGAGAGAATGGCGAGTGAGCTAGAAGGCGTCACTTATCCTGAACTAATGCGAGCGTGCAAGTGTGTACAAACGTCAAGGCGAGTGAGAATGATTATTGACTGTGCCGATGGTTTGCCAGAGCAAGCGGGGAATAATCGTCTGTTGTGCCGTGCGAGTCCAGCGGTCAAGTGAGAGCGGTCCCCGCTACGCGCAGGGGTATCCCCTGCCCCGCTCCGCTCCGAGTAGAGATGTACTCTCTGTGAGAGTCTGTCTTATCCTTGCGCGATTAGGTATTAGCAGAGTAGTCAACATAGAAAAAGCGAAGATTACCATATAGTTAACAGGTAAACAAGCTAAACCGTTTAATTAAAGGGAATCTATCGTTTACTGTTGACTAGAGATTAACATTCCGTGATTCCATGCAAATATCGTGCAAGTCGCTGTATTTATTGCCTTTACATGGTGGTTTTCAAGTGTCAATGTTAACTAGAAAGTAATGAGGCGCGCTGCGATTCTTTGCCGTCAAGGTGCGATTGATTTGAAAATATGGGGGGATACCATAGGGAAACGTCTATCGGCGCAACCTAGAGGATATTCGCTTTTTAATCCCCCGATTATCTAAGTGGTAAACATTCTCTCTATTCTTGTTGGCTTAATAGTAACGAGTCCCTGCCATGCGGGGGATACTCCCCCGCTGTACTCCACTATCTATATTGATAAGCTGCTCTCAGTGTCTCTTGATTCCTTGCGCGTCAAGGTATCCGCAAGTGTACGATTTGCCGGTAACGTCTTTCCCATTATGGGAATACGATCTAAAATAATCCAATCTTTTATTGTTTTTCCTCTTGACAAGCGTTTTAGTACTATGAAAGAGTCGATACAGCATTAAACGTTCCACCGCGTAGACGGTCCTCTACAGCAGCCGGATTCAATGAATCACCCTATACGGGCAAGATTCCAGTAATCCAGAATGGTAGGATTCCAATGGCTCATATGATTGAAAACAACATGCTCGCTTACGTTGGCGCGAAACCCTGGCACGGATTAGGGTTTGAAGTTCCCATCGGCGCAACCGGGCAGCAAATGCTTGAAATTGCCGGACTGAATTGGTTAGTCCAGCGCAGACATATTGCCATGCGTCCGGGCAATGGCGATAAAACCATTATGCTTACAGCGGAACTGGAAGATTACAGGGCCATTGTCCGGGCCGATACAGACCAAGTGTTCCAAGTCGCATCTGACAGATACCATCCGGTACAAAACGCCGAGATTATCGACTTCTTCCGCGAATACTGTGAAGCCGGTCACGCGGCCATTGAAACCGTTGGCGGGCTGCGCAATGGGGCAGTCGTTTGGGCATTGGCGAAGTTGAACGGTGGAAGCACGGCCACACTTGCCGGAGTGGATGAACTGAGAGGATATATGCTCCTTGCGACTTCCCATGACGGCAGTCTCTTGACCATCGGCAAACCCACACAAACCCGCGTAGTCTGCTGGAATACGCTTTCCGCTTCACTCGGATTGCACGGCGGAAAGCTGGGAAAGATTGCGGATAAGGAATTCCGTATGCGCCACACTCGGAAGTTTGGCCCGTCCGAGCGTGAAAACGCGCAGCGTACTATGGGCATGGCCATAGAGCAAGTTCAGGCAACCAATGAACTTGCGGCCAAACTGTCAACCGTCAAGATTGACGGCAAAGGGCGGACTGAATTCGTTAACCGTTTGCTGGGGACCAATGCCGGAGCTACGGTTGAAACTACTATCAAAGTCGCTGAAGTCGATCATAGCGCAATGGGAAAGTCTATCCTTGACTCGATTATCCTCAATACGCGGATTGCCAGTGTTCAGGCAAAGTCTACTCCTGCCGACACTGAGGAATTCAACCGTGTTGGCAAGGCTATCATTGACGCGATAGTTTCCTCCCCCGGTGCGAACCTTTCCACGGCAAAGGACACACTTTGGGGTGCCGTCAACGGCGTTACCTATTACGCCGATCATGCGGCCAAAACGCGCAGCGATGGGAACCGTATGTTTTCCTCATGGTTTGGCCCGAACGAAACACTCAAGCGGGATGCTGTGACCATTGCCGCATCTATGGCCGGTATCAGCGCGAACTAGGGTACAGCGGGGACTGTCTAGCACGGTCCCCGCTATTCCATCCAAGGATTCTCTATTCCTTGCCGATGATGGCCTATAGGCCGAAATGGAATCCAATACCGGGAGATTGTATGTACATTGACGGCAAAGTGTTTCCGCTGAAAACCGTTCGCGGTCGTAATACCGGAAAATTCGTAGGCCGGTATCGTGACGTTTCCACTCTCGAATTCCCTAGCAAGGAATCCGCTTCAGAGGCATTATCCTTGCTAGTCGCTACGCGCTGTGACTATCGGAGTACAGCAGTCAATATCGTTTCCGTTCGCTGTCACGTAGGAGTGTTTTCCTATGGCTTGGATGGCTCTGTAGACTCTCGCCATGTATGGCCTAACGGCCATGTATCCCTTATGTCTGGCGATAAGGATATGAGGGAAGCGGAGGATTCTTTCCGGTATCACGTTGCGCAGCATACATGGGATGGCACACTCTCAGAGCCGGATGTAATCCCAGCGGATAAGCAGCGTCAATTCCGTTCATGGGCGGAATTCCAGCTAAGGTATCGCTACGCTACGCGCACACTTGGATTGTCGGACACTCAAGCGCATTCCTATGCCTGCGACACTGGGAACACGTACCAGAGTGTAGCGGCCTAGCCGTTTGATAGCGGCCTAACTTTAGTACAGGAATTCCAGAAAGGGGATTCTATGCCATACCTTTGCACCTATGACAATCGGAGAATAGGCGAGCATGACTGCGGCCATTACCATCATGGCGACCAAACGCTAGTACGACCGTGCTGCGTGGAAGATTGCAAACACTGGGCGGAAACGTGTTTACGCGTGGCCATGACGGACGCGCATCCATCCTATCGGCTCTACATTGCCGCATGGAACGAACTAACGGACGCTGAGATGGCGCTAGTACCAGATGTGCGATACATGGGCGCAGATCGCGGCCTAGTCGCCTTGACGGAAGAGCAAAGGGAAACGAATAGGGCGCGTCAACGTGTACGGGATGAGATCGCGGCACGGGGATACGTCACGGTGGAGTGGAACGATTACGACATGCCTGTCCGTGCCGAACTTCCAGACGGGACCGTGGAAACCTGGGAGTATGACGAGCAAGGGCGCGAATGTGTCTTTACGCGAGAATAGTACCAATTTGATAGCGACCTAAATTGATAGGCGCTCAACTTTAACGCACCATAACCGTTTTAAGGGAGAGGACACATGAGAATCAAGATCACGATTGACACAGACGAAGTGCTTATTGAGTCATGGCAAGATGTGGCAGAATCAATCACCCGCAATGTCTCCTATCAGGAACCTTTTTGCCCTGAATCCGAGGGCCGATTGTACGACGGCAACGGAGATCGTTGCGGACGCTGGGCTATCACAGAGGATTGATAGCGGCACAAAATAATCCTAGCGCGT